AGCTTTCAACCTTTCGTACAAATCGCGATCAGTTCTAAACAGTCGAGACTGTTCAGTTAGGTTGAACGATTCTTTGGCGAATGGATTTTTTGTGCCTGCTGGAATTTCGCCTGAGCTGCGGCCAGCCGGTGCTCCACTACCCTGCGGCTTGGGCTGCTTCTGCATCCAATTGGGCAACGATTGCTTAGCCCAATCACCAACAGGCGTACGCTGATAGCCGTCAACAACTACAACAGTGCCGTCGGCTTCGCGTTGAATCTGATCCTTGTTCAGCTTCGTCTTGAGCACAAGATCAGGATCATGCACAATATCCGCCAAGGCAGAAACAGCAGGCGAAATCAGCTCTAGCTCTTTGACACGGGCTTCAAGCTCAGCGATGCGCTGATCCTTCTCAGCCGTAACCTCGCGGAACTGCTGCTCAAGTGCTTGCCTGGCTTCGGTGTATTTGCCTTCAGACTCAAGCTTTGATTGCTCAACCTGACGCTTGAAGTCAAGTAGCTCTTGAACGTCTACACCGTCAGGCACAGCCTTGGCTTTTTTGAGCTTGCCGATCAGTTCATGGTTTTTGCGTTCAAGTGCTTCAATGCTGCTTTTAAGAGCATCAAGCTCTTGGCCGTTTGTAGCTTCAACAGGCGTAGCCTCTTGAATTTGCTCCTCAGACATAAATAACTCGTAGAGTTAATTGCGTCACCACTTTACCTTATTTGACCAAAATGCAGCAGAAAACTTACCCTTAGCGATATTCTTGGCGTGACGCGCTTTGAATGCCTCACGCCTGGCTTTTGCTGCCTTTGATTCACCTTCACGTCGCGGTGAACCTGATACACCTTGCTGTCCAAAGCGAATCAATTCAGCCTAACGCCGTGGCCTTCGCTTGCGAGCCTTTCCAGCCTGCGAAAATGCAATCGCTGCAGCCTGTTGCCGCGAATAACCTTCTTTGATCAGCTGACGGATGTTCTGTGAAATCGTCTGCTGAGACCTACCTTTCTTTAATGGCACCGTATCGCCTGCGGAGCTGATCTAAGGTTAGCTCTGAGCCGTCATCACGAACGAGCTTTGCGATAGCGTCTTTCGGACCATACTTGTTCGACAGCCTAGTGAAATAAGCAACCTTTTCAGGGCCAAGCGCTTCGGCTTGCGTCGCTTTTGATTGTTTGCTCAACCATTCACCGTAAGATTCATTGGTTGGCACCATGCCACCTTCTGCAGCACGTTTCCCAGGTCTTGGCGGCTCAAGGCCAAGCTCTTCATAATCGATCACGGCAACAGTCGTAGACCTGCAGTTAAAATGCTGCGGCGGCATTGGGCCTTTGCCGTATTCAAACTCTCGGCCATCCAGCGCCCTGCAGATTGCAGACGTGCGCGTGTCAAGCGTGGCAACGTAACGATATTTTTTCGTCACGTCTTGATTCGCCTCATAGACCTGCTGTGATGCAGCGTTGCTTACCTGATTGACACTTGTGCGAACAAGCGCCATCACTTGATTATTCGCCACGGTTGTAGCCTGTCCGCCTGCAGCTGCAATTTGTCTGATGCTGCCAGGCTGCCCGAAACGAAGCCTGCCGGTCAAGCTGCGAGCAATGTTGTCAGTAGTCTCACCTGTCAGCAAACCGTTTCGCACTATCTGTGAAAACAGATCAGCTTGATTCTCAGCGATACCGCGAAAAGCTTTCACAACAACCTGACCATTGGGTAGCGTGATCGTTGTGCCTTGCGCCGCCGTCAAGCTAAATGTTTGCGGTGCGCCTTGCACTGCAGCAAATAAATCATCAGACAATGCAACAACATTGATCTGCGTAGGATCAGTCGTGACAACAGCTTGCGCGAACTGCGGCGAAATCTCCACCGTGTTAACAATGTTCCGACTTCCAACCGGTAAAACTTTCCGAAGCTGCTCTTCTACAAATTCAGACTGCAGCTCAGCTAAACCTTGCAGCTCTAGTGCTGTAATCTCCGTCGAATCACCGGCCCAAGTGCTTAAAGACTCTTTCAGTTGAGCAAGGATTGACCTTAGCCTTGCAGCCTTGAAAGAATCGTCAAGACCTTCGATTGCACGAAGTTGACTAACAGCCTCCAAGATAATATCGTTGTAGGCATTGATGATCCGCCTAGCAACACTGTTGCTATAACGATTCAGGTCAATCGCGTTTCGATATAGGCTCGCCGGTGTCGTCATTCTTCAAAGAAGCCTAAAAGCTCCGGCTCAATATCCGTCAAAATAGAAACATCAGCGCCGCCTTTCAGTGCTTGGGCGACAATCATTGAAAACTCAGGAATCATATCCTCTTCGTCTTGATCTTCATAGATCAACTTAATTTCATCGATTGACTCAATACCATATTCGCTAAACCAAGATAGCCTTACGACGGCAAACGTATCCTCAGGTAGCTCGCGCTTGCTGACGTACAACATGCGCTGACGCTCAATTTCGTGATCCATGTTGAGCAGTCTCCGCAACCATTTCATCATGCCTGGATTTGATCCTCTTGTTCAGGTTCCGCTGAAGCCTCAGGCATGGACGAGGATGCTTCAGGCTCAGGCCGCTGCATCTCGATTAAGCCGCCGTTTTGAGTTGCCTCAAGTTCGGCCTCAACTTCAAAATCATCGCCCAACACTTCGCCTTCGGCAAGCTGATTTAACAATGTCTCCTGAGTGATGGTGCCTGCAGTGTAAAGCTGCAACAATGATTGAATTTCTTGCGGCTCAAGCCGAGCACCGAGGAAGTCGCGATTGACGAAGCTACTGCCAGCCTGAGATTCTTGCAGATAATCTGCATGGAAACTCAAGCAATTGTCAATCATGTCTTGCATATTCTGAGCAATCACCATCATGGTTGAATCGCCTTGGCTGCGATCAATACGCTTAGCCTCTGCAGTCTCAGCGCTTAGCTTTTGACCCAAGACGGCCGACAATCCAAGCTCATTGATCTGTCCTGCAATTTGCTCCAATCGCTTAAACTGGGCGTCATAGCTCTTTCCGCCTGGCTCAATATATTCAGCACGGCCATCAGCAGGGAAAGCAATAGCTTCACCAGGACCGGCACTGACTTCTTCAGCAGCAGATGGAAAGCCATAAAACGCAAGCATTGGGACAGCTGAAATATGCAGCTGATTATCAAGGTCAGACTGAACTTGATAAGCCTTAAGATTCAGCTCCGCAATGTCTTCCATTGGCGGACGTGATTCCATCACGTTGACGCGATTGCTATAAGCAACAGCAAACGGAATATAGTCAAGGCTTGTGGTGCCTTCTTCAATTTTCTTCAGTTCGCCTTTGGTGTCACGCTGATGGATTTCAAATCCGCCAGGTGTTAACACTCGCACCTGTTCAACTTCTTTTTCACCGTATTCACCGTCAGGCTGAATAACCTTCTCAAGCAAACGAAGCTGCACAAGCTTTTGAGATCCATCAACAAGCTCAGTGCGCCAGCCTAAAATTTCACGCGGCGTATAGGTTACCCAATATGGTCTGCCGTTGCTCCCAGCAGCAGGAGCATCGACCAGCACACCCACATGGCCATAACGTATGCAGCGACGAGCTGTTTCATAACACCAGACGTTAAGATCGTTGCCTTGTAGGTCTACATCAAACAACTGCTCACGGATGGTGTCTGAGACATCATTTAGCCTCACAGGTTTGCGAGTCAACATACCTGCAAGCATTCGCTCAAGCCGCACAAAATAAGGCGGACAAGTAGAACGCGCTAAACGATTGTCATAGGCTTCATCGAGTTCACGGGGCTCTTGCGGCAAATAACGCCGATGCTTGCGGCGCATCTCATAGCTACCGCCTTGCAAATCTTCAATCAGGATCCAATGCGGCTCTTGATTCACCCATGCTGCATTCGGATCGTTGACCTGTGAGACGTTTGCCGCACGCTGACGGTCATAAAAGTTGAAACCGGAGTACACGGCGCAATCTCACAGGTCTATAGCGACAGTTTAAGCCGCTGCGGTAGCAGCAGTCAGTTGCACGCTATTTCGACCAAGTTTAATTTCAAACTCTTGGCCAGGCTCAAAGCCTAGTTCCTTGATGTAAGCACTGCCTACCAAAAGGTTGCCGTTGCCTTGCACTTTGGTTTTGTGCGTAAGCTTGCGGCCCATTTTTTTAGGCTTCTTCAGGTCAACGCCTTTGGCCATTAGCAACGCTTCATAAAAAGCGGTGTAGTTCAGCGATTCGTTGCCTTCAGCGGTGACGCTGATGTAGCCGCATTCACGGACAAGCTCAGAGCGTGGGACATCACCGAGCTGGCGGCATTTTTTGAGTAGTTCAGTGCCTTCGAGCATGTTCAAAACAATAGAACATGCCCAAGGTACTAAAAGATTCAACCGTTGTCTAGTGTTTTGTTCTTGGTAATTCGCGCCTTGCCATCAGCGTCGATTTTGATGACCTGATGCTTGCGCGGTTCGCCGTGCCTTGACTTGAGAACACGCCCAACGGCGGTGACAACTGGCTTGATCATTTCTTCCTTGGTTTGCGCTTCTTTTTACCACCTGTGGAGGGGTCTTGTCTCCTACCTTCTTTGGTTAACCTGCCACGGTAGTCACGGCTGCGCTTGTCGGTAACAGAAGGCTTGTCAAATGCTTT